TCCAGGAGAGTTGCGCTGGTACACCACTGGCGAAGACGGTAAAGAAGTTGAGGTTGACGGAAGGGGACCGCACAGTATCTACGGCGAACAGGTATTCGCAAGGTCGCGCACCTTTATTCCCTCCCAACTATCCGATAACCCCGATCTCTCAGCCACGAACTACGCTGCGTCTCTCGCGGGTCTACCCGAAGAACTACGGCTGGCGTACCGCGATGGCGACTTCAGCGTCGGACTGCGTGATGAACCGTGGCAGATAATCCCTTCGGCGTGGGTCGTGGAAGCGCAAGCCCGATGGACGAAGAATCCACCGTTCGGCGTACCGATGTGCTGTATCGGCGTGGACGTAGCCCAAGGCGGGAACGACAACACCGTGCTGGCGATACGTCACGATGGTTGGTTCGCGCCGCTGATCGTGATACCCGGTGCCGAGACGAAAGATGGACCGAGCGTGGCGGGTAAAGTAGTAGCGAACCGTCGGGATGAGTGTCGTGTTGTGGTTGACATCGGCGGGGGGTGGGGCGGCGAAGCCTACGCCCACATGAAGGCAAACGGCATGGACGCGGTGGGTTACATGGGCATCAAGGCTTCCACAAGGCGCACTCGCGACCGGCAACTTGCGTTCACCAACGTCCGTACCGAAGCGTACTGGCGCTTCCGTGAAGCCCTCGACCCCGCACAACCCGGTGGGTCGAACATTAAGTTACCGAGCGACCCTGAAATAGTATCCGACCTCTGCGCGGCGATGTACGAAGTGACATCGAGGGGCATTAAGCTGGAAAGCAAAGAGGATGTCTGCAAGAAGTTGAGCCGATCGCCCGATAAAGGCGACGCTATCGTTATGGCGTGGTGGGATGGCTACAAGGTAGAACAACTCCAAGGCGGCGATTGGAAGGGCGTTAAAGGTGGTAGAATGACCCCGAAAGTAATTATGGGGCGTGCCGCTGCGAGGATGAATAAAAGAAGATGACAACCTACCAACGTGAAACTTTTGACGAGGCGTATACCGACGCGCTACCGCTACTGCAAAGGCATTGGGCGGAGATTTCCAACAACCTTGACATCGCGTTGGACGTGAACGTAGGTGCTTATAAGACAAGCGAAGCGAATGACCTGCTGAGGATATACACTGCGAGAGATGAAGGGCGCATGCTAGGTTATATCGCGGTGTTTATCCATAAGGGGCTGCACTATCAACAAAGCGTACAAGCAACGCAGGATGTAGTGTACATCGACCCAGAACATCGGGGTAAAATGCTCGGTATTCGGTTGCTGAAGTTTATGGAAAGTCAGTTGAAGGAAGAAAAAGTGCAGATAATCTACCAACACGTTAAGATAAAGCACCCCGCGCTAGGGCAGTTACTAGAGCGCATCGGGTATACCGCTGTTGAAACAACTTATAGCAGGAGGATAGACTGATGGGCCTTTCATCAACCGTAGTAGCATCGCTCATAGGTGGGGGGGCATCTTTACTCTCCTCAATAATTGGTAAAGACGACTCACCAGCACCCGTCGCGCCCACCCCAGCACCCCCTACCGTTATGCCGACTGCGGATGACGCTTCGGGACAGGCGGCACGCAAGAAATCCATAATGGACCAAGCGCAGCGACAAGGGCGGGCGAGTACGATCTTGACCAGCGAGAAGGACACCTCTGACAAGTTGGGAGGTTAACGATGGATTTTGGATACTCTGGCCCAGAATACACGTCAGGCACCGCTAAGTGGTTACAACCTGACGCGCCAGCGACGATACTTGACCCCAACGACCCCTCGCTCGGCAGCACTTACGAGGATGGGGTAGAACGCGCCCGGCGGGTAAAGAAAAAGAAACAGCTTGCCGCAGGGGTGGGCGACGCCGATGCCGCGACTAGTGCACCCCTACCCAAGCACTTACAGATGGTGCGCGATATAAGTGCCCTAGTCCTTGGGGATAGGGGAACATACCCCCGCCAGATGTTGGGTGGGCTGGACCCCCGAAGGACTGTAATGCGTACCATATTGGGAGGATAGATGGAAGCAATCGAGTTTCACCTAGAGCAGGGTAAGAAGCTGTTCGATAGCAGAGCATCCCTCCTGTCGTTGTGGCAAGAGATCGCGGATAACTTCTACCCTGAACGCGCTGACTTCACCACGGTGCGCAACATCGGAGCGGAGTTCGCGGATAACTTGACGACCAGCTATCCGATACTCGCGAGGCGAGACTTGGGTAACTCTCTAGGTTCGATGCTTAGGCCAACCAGCAAGGACTGGTTCAGGATACGCACCTCCGCGAATTGGGAGACCCTTGGGACTGAAGCAAGGGCATGGCTCGAATGGGCTGGTAGCGTTATGAAGCGAGCGATGTACAACCGCCGTTCGCAGTTCACACGCGCTACCAAGGAAGCTGACCACGACTTCGCCGCTTTCGGTCAAGCGGTTATCCAGACATCCCTCAACCGCAACGCTGACGGGCTGTTGTACCGATGCTGGCACCTTCGCGACGTAGCATGGCGCGAGAACGAAGAAGGGGTAGTTGATACCGTCTACCGGAAGTGGAAGCCCACTGCGCGTGACCTGACAAGGCTATTCCCTGGCAAGGTTCACCCGAGTATTTTATCGAAGTTAGAAAAAGACCCGATGTGTGAAGTCGATGTGTGGCACTGTATCGTGCCCTCCGACCTTTACCAGAAAGGGAAGCCATCGCGTATGCCGTTCAAGTCGTACTACTTCGACGTGGACAACAAGCATGTGATGGAGGAAGTTGATATTCACATGATGGAGTACATCGTACCCCGCTGGCAGACGGTCTCCGGTTCGCAGTACGCCTACTCACCCTCTACCGTAGCGGCGTTACCAGACGCAAGATTACTCCAAGCGATGACCAGCGTGCTGATCGAGGCTGGCGAGAAGGCAGTCAACCCCCCGATGATCGCGACGATGGAAGCCTTGCGCTCCGACATTAGCGTCTTCGCAGGAGGCATAACGATAGCCGATTCTGAATACGATGAGCGTTTGGGCGAGGTACTACGGCCTCTGACTCACGACATGAAGGGCATCCCCCTCGGCCTGGATATGGCACGGGATACCCGCGCAATGATCTCAGACTGCTTCTTCTTGAACAAGCTGGCACTACCCCCACCTGAGCGTGAGATGACCGCCTACGAGGTTGGGCAACGCGTGCAGGAGTACATCCGTCAAGCGATGCCGTTGTTCGAGCCTATGGAGGCGGAATACAACGCACCGATATGCGAGAACACTTTCACGCTCATGCTCCGCGCTGGCGCGTTTGGCTCCCCGATGGATATGCCGCAGGAACTCCACGGCGCGGGGTATGAGTTCTCGTTCGAGTCACCTCTTCACGATGCCACTGAACGTCAGAAAGGTCAGCGGTTCCTTGAAGCCAAGAGCATGTTGGCTGAAGCCATCGCGCTTGACCCATCCGCAGCGTCGATGGTGGATGTGAAGATTGCTCTTCGTGATGTGCTGCAAAGCATCAACATACCCTCGAAGTGGACACGCTCCGAACAAGCAGTGGCCGAAATGGAAGCGCAGCAACAACAGCAACAACAGACAACAGCGTTGCTCGACCAGATGCAGAAGGGTAGTGATGTGGCTAAGACTATGGCCGAAGCGCAGTCCATTGTACCGGCTGAGGCTACGCTATGACCACACAGAAGAGGGTAGACATTCCCGCAGACCTACCCGCGTATTGGGAATTGCCCGACATATCCGCGATTCAAGCTCTTGAAAGGGGGGAGGCTACCCCCGATCAACAGAAAAGGGTATTGGCGTGGGTGATAAACAACGCGTGCGGGACGTATGACCTGTGCTATCACGTTAACGACAGGGAGCACGCCTTCTCTAGCGGGAGGCGTTTTGTAGGTTTACAAGTAGTAAAAATGTTGAAGTTAAACGCAGGTAAATTTAAGGAGTAGTGAATGTCAGACCAAGAAGCAGCGCCCGGAGTATCAACGGGAGACCCTGCAAGCGCAACCACCGATACCGCCGCAGCGTCAACCACTGAAACAACTTCCACAACAGCATCAGCCTCCACCGAAGCAGCAGCCTCCACGACAGCAGCAGCAGACCCGAACGACTGGGCGACCAAGCGCACCACATACGCTAACGGCGACCCGAAGTTATTAGCCAGGTTATCCCGTTACTCGTCTGAAAAAGACATGGTGGATGCAATGATATTGGCTCAGAATAAGATACACAGCGGCGGGTTGAAGGAACCCCTGCCTGAAAATCCAACGCCCGAACAGATGGCGGCATGGCGTGCGGAGAACGGCATCCCCCTTACCGTTAAAGACTACGGGATCAAGATACCAGAGGGGATGGACGCCGCGCAGGTTGATGATTTTTTAGCCACTGCGCACGATATGAACATGACCCCCGCTCAGGTGGAAAAGGCGATTGGCTGGCAAGCAGCAGCTAACCAGAAGTTCATGGAGCAACGCGCTGAGAAGGATCAAGCCGCACGGGAAACAGGCACGGAAGAACTTCGGGCGGATTGGGGTAGCGAGTACAAGCTGAACATTAACCTCATCACGGGTCTACTTGACGGTGCGCCCCAAGGGGTGAAAGAGCAGATAATGGGAGGTAGGCTGGCCAACGGTACGTTGATCGCGAACGACCCCAGCATGTTGAGATGGTTGGCGTCACTTTCTCGCGAAGTTAATCCGACAGCGACAGTTGTTCCGGGTTCTGGCGTGAACGCAGCGCAAGCCATCCAGAGCGAGATGCAGAATTTGCAAACGAT